TCAATCGTGTCGGAATCCGTTTCGCTTAAATTTCTAAACTCAAGCTGCCATTCTTTCATGTCCTGGTTTAAGCCATAGGTCAAGCGAGTTTGGTAACCATCGCCGAACTGGACGGTTTTAAACTTAGGTTGACTGCGCTTTTGCGCTCCGTAAGACGGATCAATAGAAGGAAAAGTTGCCATTAGCTTGCGAGTAAGCCTCCAGGACGTTTCTGCTTAACCAGCTCAGCCTGCACTGCAGCGCCAAGCATCTTGCCCAGTTGTGCTGCCTCGGAAGCGTCACCTTCCACAGAAGAACCAGAAGCGTCAACATTCACTGTGATGTTACCTATTCCAGAGCCAGAAGCCTCGACACCAAGCTTGCCGTTGGCTCCACGACGCAGCGGCATGATCGCTTCAGGTCCGGCCTCGCCCATGAGCCCGGCACCATTTGCCATGGGGAACAGCGTGGGCTTGTTGACAATCCCGCCCATGGCGTAAGGCACGATCTTGTTCTTGGCGAAGACATTGCCATTGGCATTGTTCAAAACGCTGTCAAGAACATTGTTGGGAACTCCAGCGAAAGAGCCACCACCACCACCACCGCCACCAGAAACAGCTCCCGCCAGCCCAAGAAAACTGCCAACACCTGGAATCAAGCTCAATCCTTGGAACAATGCTCGCTTCGCAAAGATTCGAGCCAAGTCTCTGATGACAGAGTTGGCAAAGTCACGGAAGTTGGCCTTGCCGGTGGTGACGAAGTCAGCAAATGCATCGCCAAGATCTCTGACTGCATCAACTCCAACCTTGCCAACAGCCTCAGCGACATTCATTGCCTCGTCGAATACTTCGCGGAGGCCCTGACGGAACTTAAAAAGAGGCTTGTTAGCATTTTCGAGGTGTTTTTGAAGGTCAGCCAATGCAGCTTGCAGCTGCTCATCAGTCATGAAGTCTTTGTACGCTTTGGCAAAATCTTTCAGCTGACGTTGAATCTCAACTCTTTGCCGCTCTTGCTCGCTAACAAGTGTGCCTTCAAGCCTTGCATCTTGCAGTTGTCTAAAAGCTTGCTCTTGTTGCTCTTTGCGCTCTTTAGCTAACTCTCTGATAGTTGTTAGGTACTCAATAGTCCCTTCGTACTGCTCATTCTGACGCTCATTGTCTTTGATTTGGCCGTCTGCATATTTTTCATCCGCAAGCATGATACGGCTAATCATTTGCAGTCGAGCTGCTAAAACATCATTGCCCTCGTACTGAGCATCAAGAATCCTCTTGCGCAACTCCAGCTCAAGTGCTGACATATCTTTCTTTTCGTCACCTCCACCTGTCGGCAGCAACTTGCCAAAATCGACCCCTTCCCCAAGACCTTCAAGCAAGCCTGATAGCGGCTGCTCAAGCTCTCGACGATTCTCCAATGCAGCTTCAGCAAGAGCAACAGACTCTCGTAAATTTTTCAAGTACGTTTGATTTACCTTTGGGCTTTGAACTGAGGGCCGGAGATCTCGACCAGAAATTTGCGGGGTTCCATCTCTCTTTGCTGGCTTAACCGTTTCTAAGGTGCCTTTATTGATTGCGTCTTGTCGTTCTAATTCTTGAAGCTCTTCTCTCATTCCAGCGATGAATTGCTCGGACTCAGCAATCGTGGAAGCACCACTTGCAATCTTTTGAATCATGCGATCATGTCTATTGGCATAGCTTCCAATCGCTACACCTGCAGCCGTAATCCCAGCCGCAAGCAGGAAGAATGGATTAATCATCATCGTACGATTGAGCAGCAAAATTGCCGTCCGCAGCAGTCCGACCCTTTTGATTAAAGGCACAAGTTTTACGCCAACATTGATCACAAGAGCTAGCAGCTTGCCGCCCACTGCGCCACCAACGATAATAGTTATAAGGTCTTTAATCTTGTCTCCATGCTTAATAAGAAGAGCAATTCCATCCAAAACTTTTTTAATAAAGTCAGCAAAACCTTGAGCAAGATTAGTAATTGCTGTAATGTTGTTTTTAACAAAATCAGCAATAGCAGTTTGCAGTTTGGCCCCAATGGGAGTAATCGCCCGACCAATAGCAAGCCGCATTTCATTGAATGCAACTTGCGACCTTGCTCCAGCTTCTTCGTTTGACTGAGCAATTTCCAGCGCAATACCTTGATATTTTTCGCCAACTCCTGCAAGGAACTTCATCAGCTCGCCAAGGCCAACTGTGCCGTTCTTAAGGGCAGCCTGCAGTTGCATCGTTGTCATCTTGTTCGCCTTCGCGAACTCCGTAACGGCCGCAGGGAAGCGCTCGCCCAACTGTCCAGACAGTTCTTCAGCAGAAACTTTGCCCTTCGAGAAGATCTGTACAAGAGCGGTAAGAGCGCTATTTACATCTTCAGCGCCACCAGCAGTTCCTTTGACGGCGATAATGATTTGCGTGAATGCACGAGCTGCATCGTTAACGTTGCCGTTTGCCCCGAGAACAGCAGCGGAGAGCCTAGTGATACCTCGAATCGCTACTTCTTGTGGCACATTTAATTGCTCCGTGACTTTGGTGGCTTGTGCAAGCAGGACGTTGTAATTTTCCTGGCTGCCAGCAATGCCTCTCAGCGCAATAAGAGCCTTGTCGACATTTGCGGCATACTCCGCATACCCCTCAATGTTTTGCCTGAGCATTCCGGCTTGAGCGCCAATAGCGGCACCTGTAGCCGCTCCAGGTCCGCCGCCAAGTATGCCGCCAATAGCCCCACCAACAGCACCTTCAGGCCCTCCAAAAATGCCACCAGCGGCAACACCACCAAGAGTTGCAGTGATATTTCGAAGGCTGAAGCCTCGACGCTTGCTTAGTTTTTCCAGCTTTCTATCAACTCTTTCAATTTCCCTGCTTAGCTTGCGGAACTCCTTGCTGGTGGGGTCAATGCCTGCACGCAAAGAAGCAAACGCTGCTCTTTGATTCTGAAGAGCACTGATGCTGCCATTCGATGCAGCAGTAGCAGCCTTGATGTCACGAGTGACCATCTCAACGCTCTTGCCCATCCGATCAATATCTGCATTAATGCCAGACATGCCGATATCACTAATACTGCGATACAACCCGCTGACTTCTCTTACCTGTGTGGGCACCTGTGGCTTGAGAGGCGCAGTGCCTCCAGCAATGATTGCACCAGTACGAGGATCACGACTGCCAATTTCAAGGGTGTCGCCCCTACGCCCAGAAAGCGCTTCTTGAATGCCTGCAACTTTTGCGGCTCTTCTGGCTCGACGTATCTCTTGCTCGTCTAGGGCTTTAAGTCTTTGCTCTTGATCAATTACTGCTTGTGTTCTGCCCTCAGTCGCCGCCTTGAGTCTTTTCTCGAGATCGAGGATAGTTTGTTGAGTCTTAGTGTATTCGTCTGAAGTAACATCCAAATCCTGCAGCTTCGACCGCTGCTCGCCAAGCTCTAAGTTGATTGCGCTAAGAGTATTCGGGAGTTCTCCGAGGTCAGATGTAATTGCATCTCTTATATCTGCTCCAGTGCCAAACACGTTTGCAGGCATCCCAAGCTTCGCCCCACCAAAAGTAACTTCAGCCTGTCTTTGAGCGGCAGCAATAACGGCTTGTCGTTGCTTGGCCTGAACGATTGCTTCTTCAATAGCAAGAATTCCACCAAGCTGCTGTGCATAAGCAGCCGTCAAAGGTTTTTCTGCCTCTAAAAGCCCTTTCCTAGTTTGAATTTGATCTTCTAAGCCCTCAATGCTCCTTTTGGTGAATTGAGTTTCAACTTGTCGCAGACTTTTTATCTTTCTGCCAGTCGAATCAATTTGAGCGTCAACGCTCTTGAGTTTTGACTCATACTCAGCAACATCTTTTGTTAACTGCCTAAAAGCTTCTCCACCCAAAGTGGCCTGAGATTTCAAGCCTTTTAATGCGTCTATCTGCCCTTGGATTACCTGACGGCTTTCTCCTCCGGCTCGATTAAAGTTTTTTACCGCTCTTGCAATATCTTTTAAGCCTTTGTCTGTAGGGCCTGCGGCTCTCGATAAAGAACGCAGAGATCCTTTCAGCTGATTGACGCCCTCGATGCCGTCAATCTTGAGGTCTACCAGAAAATCAGCAACCGACTTGCTAGCCATCTGCCTTCTTGCTGAATTCGCGGAGTGCTGCGGATTCCATGACTTGGAGGCCCTCTAGCACTTCGCGACGGTTCTCCACATCATAAAGGTCAAAAAGCCCCCCGGAAACCAGCAGTACGTCATATCGCAAACCCACATAACCAGACATGCTGACGGTCCACTGGGTCTGCATGCGCAGGAACATCGTGACGATATCCCAGTTCTCGTCCCAGACCTCAAAATCCTCTGACTCTTCTTTCTTCGGTGCTGGCAGTTCTATGCCAAAGGCGGCAGCATCATCCTGAGTTTTGTCCTCAACAATCTTGCCGCCAGCAGCCCAATAGACCGCAGCCTCTCTTAGTTTCCCGCTTGTGCCTCGCCGTAGGTCTTGGTGTAAGCAGCAAGCACCGCTTTCAGCCAATCCACGTCATCAGCGAAATCATCAAGCTCGGCCTCGGAAAACTTAATCTCATCACCGTCCTCATCCTTGATACCTTCCCAGCCGACAAGAACCTTTTTGAGCAGAGACACACCCTCTGACTCACTCACGCCCTCCAGCTCAGACATCTTCACTCGCTTGAAGATTGCCGTGAACTCAGATTTCTCAAACTTGCCGGGCTTGGTGTCGCTAGGTTCCTGCACTTCAACAGGCCACTTGAAGGTTTTTACCTTCTTACGAACAAAAGCCATCAGATAAATCAAATAAGCTGGCTCAGCATACACAAAAAAAGGGAGCCCGCAAAGGCTCCCTCTCGACGCAACTCTCTTGAAGCTTAGGTGAAGACCAGGTCAAATTCAGCATTGGCTGCAGAATCCGGTACACAGGTGTACGGAATCTCCAGCATTGCGATGCCATCAGAATCGCCGTAAGCGACATCACCGATGTCCACCTTGCTTGAGGTGAATTGGACCTTGTTGCCAGCGACAGTGCCGTGGGTAAAGGTGAGGTTGCCCAAAGCAGCATCGTCATCAACAGCTGATGCGAAGTAGTCCTTGGTTGCCATTGTCACTGCCTCAATAGAGACAGAGCCAGTAGCAGCGCGATCAGTGATCAATACCTCTTTAGTGCCTCCAACCAGTTCGCGATAGACCGTGGAGTTACCAAGATCAAACGAGAAGCTTTGCAGAGCGCCTGAATAAGACAGCAACTGGAATCCAGTTACGTTGTCATTTTTGAAGATGACCGGATCATCTTGATTGGCATAGGTCGGCGTCAGGATTGCGCTGTCATCAGGAGCGATGTACACACCCGTAAAGGTGAAATCGAGAGTTGGAATCTCACCAACATTTGCGGTGATGCCTACATTCCCTCTGCAGCCACGCATTTGGTGCCGCACGCCATCGATCATGTAGTGGATCGTGACCGAGGAGAAGCTGGAGCTGACTGGGTCGTAAGTGACTGAAGTGCCAGAAGCAACAGTCTCAGCCAAGCCACAAGCTTTCAAGGCCTTGCCATAAGCCGGAGCAGTGCCAGCAGTGCCAGAGCCAGCCATCTCAACGCTGAAGGTGCATTCAACGCGAGTGTTTGCCAGCAGCTGTTGAGATGCGCCCAGGTAAGGACGAATCAGATCGCGACTGACAACATCACTGCTCTGAGGAGTGATCGTCAGATCCCTTACGAGCACCGCGTCCGCCCCGTCCGGGCTGGCGTCGGTGCCGTAACTCGACTCCGTTTCTATCACGATTAGGCGTTTGCGCAGTAGCAGTGCCATCGGAACTTTCCTGTGATGGTTGTGGTGGAAGCGTCCGCTCGATCAAAGTGCGTACGCCTGTTTCAGGATCAAGGAGGTAACTCCCGCCATGACCACTGTGTTCATCCAACATGGTAAGTGGAGAAGGTGGTTAGGTTTAGCGTAGCCCTGACTGGTTATTGGGTTAAATCGTCGACATCTGTGCGATACCGAATCTCGTATTCGCAGCTAATTAAGCCTGATGGTTTGTCAGCCTCAATAAACTCAAACTCAGTCCGAACAGGCACAACATCATGCGCGTAACCACCAAGCGTTAAGTCAGCCATGATCTTGCTGTGCAATGACTCGATCGTGTCATCTGCAGCTTGATCAGGGATGTCCGCCCTTTCAATCACAGTGATCCTGACAGTCATCGTCCAATCCAGCTTGGGCAAGCTGGTGGTCTGAACGCAGACATCACGAATCGGTTGAATGATGATTGCCGGTGACTCTGCCCTGGCGATTGGGTCAACACGAGTACGAAAAATCCTTGTGCCAACACCTGCTGTGTCGACCAGCTTGGTCCTGATCGTTGCAAGGATGTTTTCTCGCTTGGTAGTCACGTCTTAGTCCTTCATCAACATCACACGCATTATCTTGCCGTCATCCAACAGCATCGGCTCTCGCACCGTATAAGCAGTCCCATCAACAGTCATCGAACTTCCGTTCGTGACCGTTGAAAAATCAGAGGTCTTGACCACTACCGCATAGTCAGTCGTCAGCACGACTCCGTCAGCAATGATTTCATTGGGCGACTCGAAGTATCCAACTCCAGTCGTGTCACCAAAAACTACTGGCACTGTGAACCCTGGCGTATCAAAAAAAGCGTTGAGGTCTTCGGTGAAAGAAAGTGCCATATAAAAAAGCCCCCGCTGAGCGAGGGCTGCAGATCAGGATCAGTTGTACTTTTTACGACCCAGGCCGACGACGCTCACAGCGCCAGCGCCAGTACCACCAGCAACAGTGATGACCACACGCGCATAACGCTTGATCTCATCAGTGTTCACGCTCAGGCTTTCGACCAGAGCAGTGTTGGCGGTGGTGGTGGTAAAAGCAGCACCACTGACATCAGCAAAGCTGCTGTTGTCAGAAGAGTCCTGCACCTTGACGGCATAAGTGATGCCAGAGCCACCGGCTTCGGCATCAAGGATCAGGGTGATATCACCCTCATAGTCAAGGAGGTCGACGCCTGTTTCATTGCCAGTTGCGGTGACAACGTCGTTAGGCGCAAACGACAG